CCGCCGTGCAGCACGGCGTGGTTGATCTTGACATTCGCGTGCTGGACTTTGTGCGCCATCACATTCCAGACGTGTTCCAAGGAATTTGGGTCTGGTATCAGATTGCGGCAGTGATCCAGCCACGGCGCGATCTGGTCGTCTGACACCCGCAAGAAGGTGCCCATGTCGGGACGCATATTGATCCAGCGGTTGCCGTAAACCAGCCCGTCCCGGGCGACCAACACATCCTCGCCCGCGGCGTATGTCATGCCCAGCAGAGCCTTGGCACCAAACTCCTGCCGCCGCTCGTCAAAGTAATTCGACGCCGGTATCTGCCGCTTGTTGTTGTGGACAGACCGGCAGTCAACGTGCCTGAACAGCGCGTTGAACACCGGGCGCGACACCTCGCGCCGCGTCATCATGTCGAAGTAGCTGTCGTCAGACTGGACGTAGGCGAAGCGGGCGAACCACTCGCTCTTTTCCAGCCGCCCCGCTTCCTTGCGCTCGACCTCGCGGACGACAGTCGCGGCCTGATCTGGATACGCCGTGGTCGGCGAAATCTTCTCGGCCATCTGCTTCATGCGTTCGGCAATCAGTTCGTCCCGCAGCCCCGGCGTGGCGGTCGGCCCTTTGTTGGCCGACACCCATTCCAGAAACGCGCTGCTGGTCAGGTCTTGGCAGTGACCGTGGTAGCAGCAGTACGACCGATCCAAAGGCTTGTAGCGCCCCTCAATGCTGCCGTCCGTGTGCTGCTCATGGTTCGGACAGATGACGCTGCACCAGCCCTCGTTGTTGACCCGCGACAGCACCATGTTGTTGTCCGACAGCCACGCCAGCACGTTGTCCATACCAGTGTCGCGTATCTTGATGCTCTTGATCTCGGCAGTGTCCGCCTCGGGCGGCTCGACGCCCAGCGCCTCGCAGATGTCGTCCAAATCGTACTCGCGCTCGGGGTGGAACTCGACCAGCCGCGCCTCAAAGTTGTTGCGGCCCTTCTTCAAGTTGACGCTGCCAGGGATGCGGCAGTTGCGGACGGCGTTGGTAGCGCCGGGGTCGGTGTAGCCCGCCTCGGCGATGGCCGTGATCGCCGCAGTGAACTCAGCCTTGGTCGGCTGGTTGGCAAAGGCGTAGCCCCACTGAAATGATCCGTCCGACGTTTCCATGATCCATGTCGGGTCAAGCGGCGGCGTCTTGGACTTGGTGCCAATGTCGTCCAGCATCATGAACAGGACAAACTCGACGTTCTCCGACTTCGCGGACGGCTTACCATCCGCAAAGCGTTCAACAATGAACGACCCCGTGTTGACGTACCAAGCATCCCCCGGTTTGATGTTGGCCTTGGCGGGCAGGAACGCCGGGAACGACGCCTTGGGGACGCCATCGCCGTGGTAGATCATCTGGCCGTCAGCAAGCGCAGGCTTCTGACGCAACAGCAGCGCCGTCTCGCCTGTCTCGGTGGACAGTTTGGTGACGTATTCGAGAAATTTAGTGCGATCCTCACTCATCGCGATTCCTTCCTATTTTCCGTATCTGGACATGACCGCGACTTCCGCGTTCAGCGGCAGTCCTGCGGCCCACATGGGCGGCGTACACATAGTTTTTACTAGCGCCACAGCAGCGGCGTCGGCTTGCGCGGCTTCGACTTCCAGCACGATCTCATCGTGGACGTGCAGCACAGTCTCCAATCCCTCCGCCTCCAGCCGTCGCAGCGCGTAGCGCAGCAAATCATTGGCAATGGCCTGTGTGATGTTTTCGCAGGCCAGTCCGCGCCACAGGCGGGCGCGGGGCCATTCCTTTGCGTCGGCAGCAGGCTTCCAAGCCGCCTTCGCGTAGGTGATGTTGCCCTCTTCATCGAAGCGGGCGAAAGGATAGCATAGCACACGGCCTGACGGCAGGGCATACCAAAGATGCTGCTTGTCAAACAAATACGTCACGCGCCCCGCGGTAAACTCATGGTGCGGGTTGCGCATCGCGGCCATGTACGACCGCTCCAGCCCTGACCAGTAGGTCTGCGCCCACGGGTTCGCCCTGCGCCAGCCATCAACCATGCGGCGGCTGTCGCTCTCGGCCAACACGACGTTGTAAATGCGGCCCATGCTGGCGAACGCGCCGATCCCGCCCGCGAACCCGCAGGCTAGTTCTTGAACCTTGCCGATCTGGCGCTGATCCTTGTCCACATCGGCGTAGTCAACCTTAAACGTCGCTGCGGCGTTGTGCTTGTACACATCCTCGCCGCGCTCAAAGATGCCCAGCTTGTCCGCACCGCTGTTGGTGTTCGACGCCCAGGGCGTCACCCGCGCCTCAATCGCAGCCCAGTCGGCCACCACCAGCCGCTTGCCCTCTGGGGCCATCAGCGACGGGCGCAGCATACCCTTCAACACGTCGGTGATACGCCGCCCGAACTGCGGCACGATCTTGTGACCGCGCACCATAGCCTGCCGTGCTAGTGCAGGGTCTGCGGCGCATCGTCGTGGGAAGTTGTGAACCTGTAGTCCAAATGATGAAGCGCGACCAGTAGCACTGCCTCCTGCAAATACAAACGCACCTCTAACTCGGTGATCATCTTCGTCTGCGAGCGCAGCCGCGCGTGCAAACTTTGCAACTGACGATGCCCAGAGGTCGTCCGCACACTGTATGACTTCCGCGACTTCGGCGGGGACTTCATCGGGGTTCTCCTCGGCCAGCGCCAACAGGTTGAAGCGGACGTTCTTGTCAATGGATAACTTAGGCTCGCCGTCCTTGTAAACGGTCGCCAGCTTGATCGCCTGCGGCCCGACACGATCCAATACCCACGCCCGCATCTTGGGGCTGCGCACGGACATGACCGCGCCCTGCGTGACATCCTCGACCGTCTTCTGGATGTCGGCGCTCTCGGCGTCGGAGTATTGCACCGCGGCCAGCGCCAGCGGGCGATCCAGCAGGACGCCGCGGTCGTTGATCCGCTCGTTGGTCTGGTAGTCGGCCAGTTCGTCGTCGGACAGCGGGCGCTGCGCCTGGCTGATCGAACGCATGGCCCGGACATCCTGTTCGCAGTAGCGCACCATCTCGGCCATCAGTGCCGGGTCATCCCTGAAGTCGCCGTCGCCCTGCGGGATGGACAGCGCGCGAATCAACTGACCGCCGCGATGATCCTTCTTCATGCTCGACCCGGCAAACCGCCCGACATCCTCTAGGCTACCCGGCGCGCAGTTGCCGCGGGCCTGTGCTGCGGTGCAATAAAACTGCTCCAGCTTGAAGTCGATCTGTAGGACGTACCAGAACACCAGCCGCTCAAACGCGGCGTTGTGCGCCCTGATCTGGCCAGTGTGTTGGCGCACGGCGACGGGGAATGGCTGGCTTGGTAGCCATGTCCGCACCTCGTCATCGTCGAAGGCATAGGACATACACAGCACGTCGGTGCTGGCGTGTCTCGCGTAGTTGTAGACGCCAGCAGCCCGCAAATCGCAGCGGCTGCGCGTCTCAAAGTCAAGCCATAGGATAGTCATCGGATACCTCACTGCATCCAGCTACTAGCCGGGGCGGCCCAACCCGCCCCGGCGTTCACTTACTGGTTACGCGCGACGACGACGGCGCGGTGCTTCGTCAACTGGCGCGTCGGCTTCCTCGACCGTCTCACCGGCCGCGTCGGCGTCCATGCTGACCCACTTCACAAGGTCGAACACGGGCGTGAAGATGCGACCGTAGGACTTGTGCTGGTAATGCTCCTTCTTCAAGCGCACGACCGGCACCGGCTTGGTCTGGTCTTTATCGACCTGCTCGGCGATGGCCACGGCCAGAGCCTGCACGGCACGCTTGCCGCCGACGCTGGTGACGCTGTAGCGGGCCTGGAGACCCTCGTCCTCGCCGTTGGTGCAGGCCAGCGTCATGCCGATCTGCATTTCCCAGCCGCGCTTGGCACCGCCGGGGGCGGGGTCAAGTTCAGGCAGGGGTTCAGCAACGCTGACCATCTTCTCGCTAAGCACTTCGCCGTCGCCCCATGCAATGTAGCCATGCACGAAGCTGAACGGATTAATGGCCCACAGGCTATCGTCCTCGACCTCGGTCTGATCGGCACCGAAGACCCAATGGCCGGTCTTGTCCATCTTGAGGATGGCCATGCCGGTGGCGCTGGCCGACGACTCAATCGACCGCAGCGCGGACGACAGCGACTTCACGGACGGCAGATTTGCACCGCCGAAAACAGATACGTTCGACATTGTATTTCCTTCTACTGGATTTTAGCCATTGCCTTCTTAAGCGTATGGCCGATTTGCAACACCGCCGGTCGGGGGTCATTCCCCGGCGCGAGAGTGCTACCACTGGAGACAGAGACCGTCAGGTCACCTGGCAATTCGATTTTTAACTTCTTCAGCGCCTTCTCGGCAACCGCAGGGGTGATTGTCTTGGGTTCGCTCCAAGCCTCGACGCCCATGCGCGTCAGGAACGCCTCCGCCTCGGCCTCGTCAGCCCACTGGCGTATCGCGCGCTTAGGCACCAGCTTCCAATCGCCCACGGGCGCACCTTCTTCCAGCATCTGCTGCGCCAGCGCCTGCAAACCTTTGATAAATTCTTCGACCAGCGGCACCTGATCCAGATAGTGCGCGATCTGATCCGCCGGGATGGCGTCCAGCTTGGTCTTCATCAGCCGGTCAACAGCGCCGGTCAGCAACGGACAGACAGGCTTAGCGGTGCACCACTTGCAGTGGTCGCCAGCGGCCAGCGGCGCACCAGGCTTCATGGCGATCTTAACTGCCCCGGCTAACTCTTGCTCGAACGCCTTGATGCGCTCAACAGTCGTCACCCACCGCTTGACGCTGGGCGGCTGCACGATGATCAGTTCAACCTCGGTCGCGCCATCAAACGCCCACTGCGTTGCTTCCGTCCGCATCGCAGCAGCGGCGTAGAACATCAGTTGCGCGTTTTCCGTGACCTCCACGGCGACGCCTGATCCAAATTTCCAATCCAATACAACGGCACGATTATTAATCCGGCCAAGCAGATCAGTGCTGCCAAAAACGTCAGGTATAAAAGCACCAAAGCCGACTGTGCTTTCAACAGCATATACCATCCTTCCTTCGGGGTCGATCTCGTCCAGCGCGTTAAGCGCGGGGCGCAGCTTGTCGTCAATAAGGTCTTGCGTCAATGTGATGCCCGCATGGACACGGCCCAAATGATTCGCGGGCGTCCCTTTGCCGTCCAATACGTCCGCGATGGTGTCGTGCAGTAGCGTCCCCTCATTGGCGTAGCTGCTGCTCGGGCTGGGTGGCATCTTGTCTACCAGCGCCACGCTGCCGGGGCAGGTGATGACGCGCTTGGCGGTCGAACCGCCGACGATCTTACTGTGTTGCATTGTAATGTCCTTTATTTGGATGGTGATCTTACACGCTAAAGATTAGAGTGCAAGGGGGTCATTCGCATGACCAGACTTCGCTTGACCGCTTAAGGCGCGGGCAGCCCTGATCGTCGGTAAACGACCGTTCTTCAAACAACAGATTGTTGGTCGGCACGATGACCAGGCGGTCACGGTCGGTGCGGATGAACATAAATTCCTTACCCTGCGACGGGTCGTGCGTATACGCATCGCCCTGCGGCACCGCCGTGAACAGATACTCGCCAGTCTCGCCGCCTTTGACGCGGACGCGCAGCCCGTCCAGATAGCTATAGACCAGCAACGCGAAGTCGCGACCGTAGCAATCCCATATCTGCGCCTGTTGCAGTGACCAGTCGGCGCAGCGCGGCTCGGGTCTGAACGCAATAGCGTGAGGCGGCAGGCCACGGTAGAACGCACCACACTCAAGCATCACATGACAGCCCCAAGCTCGACCGGGGTGACTGTGCAGGCCAAACCAGACGGCTGGTTCAAACCCAACGCCGCCCTCGCGGATGAAGGCGCTGTCAACCCAGACGTAATAGTGGCGCGGCAGTGACGCGCTGGAACTGCTCACACGTCACCGGCGGGCTGGCTCAGGCTGTTCCAAGCCAGCATCCGTTCGCGCCAGCCGATCACCCAGCCCCGCATATAGTCGGCGCTATCGTCGGCGCAGTTGCGGCCTGCTAGACCGTCCTGATAGCCCTCGCTCACGGTCATGCTGCAATACCCCTTGCGCGGCAGGCTTGCGCCAGGTGAAACGGGGCCAGCCCGCGACAGCCGTTCGCTTGCTCGTACTCGCGGCACATCCGGCGCACCTCGTCCTCTGCGGCGCGGGCGGCGCGCTTGGCGGCGTCCAGTGCGGCCAAGGCGACGGCGCTGCGGTGCAGTATCTCAACTTCCTGTGTCATGTCATGCTCCTTTTGCGTAGGTGAATGTTTGCCAGCCGCGCTTGCGTTGCAACGCGATGATAGACTTTTCGAGCCGCACGGTAGCCTCGCGCACCTGATGGTCGGACATCGACCCGCCAGCGCCTCGGTTGATACCGGCGACATGAACGCTGTCGTAGTCGGTCACGATCTCGACCGGCCTGCTCTTGTCAGGGCGGCGGCGCGGCGTGTCCGCTGGCCTGAACCGCGCGCTCCAATCCAAGATTGTGCGGGGGTTGACGCCATAGTCGCGGGCAACAGCCCCCAAGCGCATACCACCCTCATACGCGGCTACTGCCAGGCGGCGGCGTTCGTTGGCTTTCTCCATTCGCGCGGCGTGTACTATGGCGTTTCGGACGGGGTAGCGGCGGATTGCTTTCTTCGGGCTGCCCGACGTTTCCCCCGGTGAAACAGGAATTCCATTGTCTGCTGGGTTTCCTCCAATTTTCGCAACTCCCGCTGCTCGCCGGGGGTCATATATGTCTGCGCTTTGATCTGTCGCAATTGCAGGATGCGAGGCAACCCCGGCGTCCTGAATAGCGGGTCGGGCGTGTAGTCGATTATCCGTTTCGCCATGTGTCTTACTCATTGGGGGTTTCCTTAGTTTGCGCTGCGAGGGCGGCGTCGAGTGATGCGAGGCCGGCGATGTAGGCGGCGATGGCGGTTAGCGCAGGCTTGTACTCCTCTATGGCGTCGAAGGCGTCGAAGGTGACACGGGCGGAGTCGCGGTCGGCTTCCAGTCTCTCTAGATCAGTCATTGGTCAGTTTCCTTAGCTTGCGCTGCGAGAGCGGTGTTGTATGCCTTGTTGGCGGCGAGGTAGGCGTCGATGGCGGCGTCGTATGTGGCGTCGGCGGCGATGGCTGCGGCATCGAAAGCGGCGTAAGCAACGTCAAGGGCGGCGTTTCGGGCGGCGTCGGCGGCAGCGTGGGCTGCGTCGCGGTCGGCCTTCAACTTCTCAATCTCAGTCATCGGTCTGCTCCTGCTTTTGCGCTGCGAGGGCGGCGTAATACGCGGCGCGGGCGTCATAATAGCGGGCCAGGGTGGAGTAATAGCGGGCGCGGGCGTCGTAAGCGGCATGTGGGTCGCCAGCAGGAACGACGGCGTAGTCAGTCAGTGTGGCGTTATAGGCGTCCAATGCGACGCGCCAAGCGGCGTCAGCAGCGGCTTTTAGTTTCTGAATTTCGTCAGTCATGCGAATTGGCTTGCGCGGCGCGGGGGGTGTCGTAGTCGGCGCGGCGCGGTCAGCGCGAACGGCAGCGTCCCATGCATCCCATGCGGTTTGCATTTCGGCTTTCAGTCTCTGGATTTCGTCAGTCATAGGTCATTTTCCTATCTATATGGGATGGCGGCTATCCAAGGCGCGAAGGCAATGGCCAGCACCAGCAGCATGGTTATGATGGACTGGCGCAAGGTGAGGTGGCGCTTGCCGGGGCGCTCGGGGTCTACCATGTCAGCGCCCAGCCGATCGGCAGGGCCAGGATCGCCAGCACAAGGCCAGCACCGGCCACAGTGGCGGCTACGCGGGCAAGCTGGCGGTTGCGGCGGTCACGCTCGATCAGCGCGGCGATGGTGATGTATCGGGTCATTGGTCAATCCTCCCAAATTAGAATTAGCAGGGCCATAAGCAGCCCCATAAGCGCGGCAATCATATCAGGCCGAAGGCATCTTGCAGATTGCTTAGGTCGCGTTCCAGCCGCGCCACGTTAGCCTCTAAGGCGTCTATGTAGTTGCTATCATTCTTGCGTATGCTCAGGGCCTCCGCCAGCGCCTCGCCTAGCACTAGGGCCAACTCGCTGTCGCTATGGCGCGCCATCTCAACAAGCGTGCTATCAGGACAGGCGCGGTAATAGTCACGGTCAAGGTCGGTTGTCATGGTGAAGTGTCCTTTCGTTGATTGTGAGTGTCAGGCAGTGCGTTCGATCATGATGTTGCGCATATCGCCGGGCAGCATCATGCGACAGCCGCGCGGCAAGTCGGCGATGACATCGCCAAGCTCGCCACCGAATTCGTCGGCGACATCGTCAGCGGCGACGTCGGCAAGCTCGACCAACACGGCGGCTACGTCAGCGGCGGTGTAAGTGTCGCCGTGCAACGGATGATAGCGATCATCGTGATAGGTGGTGATGGTGAACATAGCGGAGTGTCCTTTCTCTCGTGGTGTTGCCTCATCATACTAACGGCGGACTATACCGCAACACCTTTTTGTGCAAGATTACTAATTTGTAATGTTAGGGGTGATTTGTGGGCGTTTTGGGTGAAAAGCTAGGTAACAAGCGACCAGGAAAAAACCCATGTTTTGCGGGGCTGTAAGCGTGGCGGATCAAGGGGTTAGTTGGTGACGCTTGGCGGATTGTCTAATTATTGCTGTTATTTTTAAGCAAGAAAAAGGTATATATATAGATATGTGCATATCCCCTGTGTATTCTGGCCGCGACTGAAAACAGGCTGCCAAGACCGCCAATCCGCCAAGAAACACATTTTGTTGCGAACCAGGCGCACGCGCATTCTTGGCGTTCTAGGTCGTGACATAACCAGTCGGCTAGCGACCTGCTATGTCGCTACCCAGAACGCCCAGCAATGACCGCGCAAGCTGGCGCGCCAGCCGACCAGGTGTTTTGTCGCCAAGGACGCCAAGCCAGGGCAAATGACCGCGCGCAATCCTGCCAAGGTCGCAGCCGTCGGCTTGCTGGCGAAATCTGGGTGGGGGGGGTGGGGGCCGACGGACGCGTGACTGTCACGGGCAGGGTTCGCAAACAATTTTTATTTTTTTTGATATAACCCCACGCACACAATTTTTTGCATATTGCCCACGTCACCCGCAACGGTTACTGTCGCGCACCATGAGTTTCTACTCTCTGCCTTTTACACCTGAACGGCCCGAAGCAACCGAGGCGCGGTTGGAGGCCATATATGCAGCCGCGCGCTATGGCCTGAAGGGCGACAGCCTGGCGATGGCCGCTGGCCTGACGCCTAGCCAATACCGACGCCTTCAGGAGTTTGACCCGCTGGTCGAGATGGCCGAGATGAAGGGCCGTTCCGAGGGCGAGTTCAACGCCGCCAAGACGCTGTACGACGCCGCCGCCGCGGGCGACGCTAAGGCCGCGCTTGACATCCTCAAGCATCAGCATGGGTGGGTGGCCAAGCAGCAGATTGACGTAAACATCGACCAGCAGATCAGCATCACGGGCGCTTTGGAGCGCGCGCAGACGCGTGTGATTGAGGGGCTGTACACGGACGTGACGCCTATAGAGGACAACACCAGTGCAACAGCCAATCTACTCAGCAGCAGAGGAAATGGACTTAATGAGTCGGCTGTGGTCGCCGACTATCAAGAATGACCCGCTGGCGTTTGTACTGCTGACATTTCCGTGGGGTGAAAAAGGTACGCCGCTGGAGAACTTTACCGGCCCGCGCAAGTGGCAGCGCGAGGTGCTGGTAAATCTGCGTGACCACATCAAACAAAACGACGGTAAGATTGACTACGACACCATGCGCCTAGCGATTGCGTCAGGGCGCGGTATTGGCAAGTCGGCGCTGGTAAGCTGGCTAGTGGTGTGGATGCTGTCCACGCGCATCGGCTCAACGACCATCGTGTCGGCCAACTCCGAGGCGCAGCTTCGGTCGGTGACCTGGGCCGAGATAACCAAGTGGCTGGCGATGGCCATCAACAGCCACTGGTTTGAGATCGCCGCCACACGCATCATGCCCGCGAAGTGGATAACGGAACTGGTCGAGCGTGACCTCAAGAAAGGCACGCGCTACTGGGCCGTCGAGGGGCGGCTGTGGTCGGAGGAGAACCCAGACGCATACGCAGGGTTGCACAACCACGATGGTGTGATGCTGATCTTCGACGAGGCCAGCGGCATCCCCGACAGCATCTGGTCGGTCAGCGACGGGTTCTTCACGGAGAACACGCCACACCGCTTTCATATCGCGTTTTCCAACCCCCGGCGCAACACCGGCTACTTCTACGAAGCGTTTAACAGCAAGCGTGCGTTCTGGCGCACAAGCAACATCGACGCGCGGGATGTCGAGGGAACCGACAAGAACCTGTACCAGCGCATACTCGACGAGTACGGCGCGGATAGCTACCAGGCCAACGTAGAAG